AAATGTGTCAATTTAATGCTCATAGGATCACGTCCTTATCACCCTGAAGCAGAAGTTTCACTGTCTCCCAGACCTGTTTGGCAGCATCGGGGAATCGGAAAAGAAGCCGGCCGTAGAACCGTCCCTGCTTTCATAAAGAAAGAGGCAAGGACGATCACGGCCTGCTTCGTGCTTTCTGTCATTGGATGACTCTGATAGTGATCCGGCCCTTTTTTCTGGTATCCCTCTGCATAGAAAATCGCAGAGGAAAGGCAGCGGAGCATGAGGGGATCATCCGCGTCATGCTCCACAACCAGATTTTCTTTTAATGGATGAAGAAGCTCCTCTGCGTTCATCGTTTGCCTCCTTAAGCACCGGCCTTCATCTGCAAGAGCTTCACGCTCTCAGGCAGGATGAGNTTGCCGTCCACTCGTTGTGTAGCCTTAAAGCCNACTTGTCCNGTTGCGGCAAAGAGCTCATTNAATCTTTGGAAAGACCTGCCCTGNCGGTCGGCGATCCAGTAGTAGGAAAAGTCNCCGAAAGCAATCGCCAACGCTCCNCCCTCTGCCAGAGGAGCAAAGCTTGACGTGTACACGGGACGATTCAANATGGTATCCGGTGTGCCTGCNGTNAGAGCCGNCTGCCAGAGNTACTGTCCGGTNTTGTCNTTAAGNTTCCTAATCAACTTCACNGTCGCATCGTTCATAATAAAGACGGCATTTTTCCTGTACGGTGCACGAAGCGAATAGAAGAGGTCGATCAGCTCATCTGCCGTCACTGCTTTATCCGACGCAGCCGTAACGCCAACTTCTCCACCGCCTACGGTTTGGAAAATGCCTGTGGGCTTGCCTGTGCCGTCGCCGATAAGGAAGGCTTCCTCTTCTTTGGAACCCATACGCCTGCCGAATTCTTTAGCGATGTAGCTTTCCAGGTCAAAGACCGAGTCGTTTAAAAGTTCCTCGGAGACTTTGAGCATAGTCGCCAGCTTATANGCACCGATGGAGACCTGGCCGAAGGCAGGATCAGATTCCGGGATGGCGGCTTCTTCGTCCACCCAGCTAGCCGTGCCTTTTGTTGCAACAACAGGGATTTTGCGNTCNCCGGAAGATGTCTGAATGACATGAGCGATTTTTCTGAAGATGTTTTCTTCTTCCAACGCTTCCACAAGTGTCTGTTCAAACTCATCCGGAGCCAAATAGCCGCCCTCGGAGTCCGTACCGACCTGCAGGGCGTTCGTNATAACAGCGTTCTTCTTTCTCATAAGGTTCCAGAANTCACGCTTGTAGGCATCACTGCCCCTGCCGGTCTTGTCTTCCTTGGCCTGCATAGGGTTTGTCACCACAGGACGGCTGGTCGCNTCGTTAAGCTTCATGTCCATGTCCCGTTGGCGTTCCAGGCGGTCGATTTCTTTTCCAAGATCGACGACTTCCTGTTCCATCTTTTCGTAGGCGGCCGTGTTTTCTGCTGAGACGATGCCTTTGTCGTCTCGCTTNTCTTCCAAAAAGGCCTTAGCCTTTTCCCAAACTTCAAGGCGTTTGTTTCTCAGTTCCTGAATTTTATTCATTTCTTCGTCCTCCTTAATGACGTAAAAGTTCGAGCCTTTTTTCAAGCTCTGTGTATCTTGTGCCTGTTTCGGATTGTTCTTGAATGTCTGTTTCTTCAGCGGGTTTTGTCTCCTTCGCTACCCTCTTGAAAACAGCATCTGGGCCGATTTTGTTTAGGACTTGAGCCACCATCTTTCTGGCGGCATAAGCCATGCCTTCCTCCGGTTCGCTTTCTTCTCCGGTGAAAAGGAAACCGTCGCAAAATCCCAGCTCCTTTGCCTTCCTTGCATTCATCCATGTTTCGTCGTCCATCAGCCGGGAGATCTTATGCCTTGAAAGCCCGGTCTTGAGTTCGTAGGCATTGATGATGGAGGCTTTGACCTCCTCAAGAATGCTTACGGCCCTTTCCATCTCGTCCTTCCAGCCCTCGGCAATGGTCGTCGGGTTATGGATCATCATCATGGAAGAAGGGCTCATCAACACTTCGCCGCCGGCCATCGCAATGACAGAAGCGGCAGAAGCGGCTAGGCCCTCTACTTTGACCGTGATTTTTCCCTGATGGTCCATGAGCATGGTGTAGATCTGTGATGCCGCAAAGACGTCGCCGCCCGGAGAGTTGATCCAGACCGTTAAATCTCCCGGATGTCTTTCCAGCTCCGACAAGAAAAGAGCCGGTGTGACCTCATCGCCAAACCAGCTCTCTTTTGCAATCGGTCCGTCCAGTCTTAGGACGGTTTCTCCCTTTTCCGGATCTCCTCGTTGAAAGACCCAGAACTTACGTTTTTCCATTTGCTTTCACCTCCCTGCCGGCAAAGATGCCAGCGTCTTCAAGTTTGGTCATGTTGCCGTTGATCAAGTACAGATCTCCTCCTTCTTCTTTTGATATTAGGTTCATGTTTTCAAGGCCTCCTGATATCGTTGGCGCTCATCCAACCGTTTTGTCTGGCTGTAGCATAGCCGCGCATCCTGCTTTCATAGTCACCTCGAAGAAGACCGTCCACATTGAACTCAACAAAATAATCTTGTCGTTCAGATGGGTAAAGAAGTGTCTTGTTCATCGCCTGCTCGAGTCGAACCAGCCAAGGTCTAATGGTGTGAACGACAAAGCTAATAGACTGATGCTCGATATTGGAAAAAGTCGCTTTGTCGAGGTCTGCCACCAGATGTGGCGGCACACGGTAGATACGACAGATTTCCTCCGTCTGGTACTTTCTTGTTTCAAGAAACTGTGCTTCATTCGGTGGAATCCCGATCTGCTTGTAGGTCATGCCTTCCTCGAGGACAGCCACCTTATTTGCATTGCCGGAGCCTTGAAAGAGCTGGTTCCAGCTTTCCCTAACCTTGGACGGGTCCTTAAGCGTCCCCGGATGCTCCAAAATACCGCCCGGTGCGGCTCCGTTTGCGAAGAAACTCGCCCCAAATTCCTCTGTTGCCATAGCCATGCCGATGGCGTTTCTCGCCATTGTAATCGGCGAGTAGCCGACCAGGCCGTCAAATCCAAGGCCGGGAATATGAAGGATTTCTTCTTTGCGAAACGCTATATTCTTCATGCCGCTTTGGTAAAGGTAGATGAGTTCATCCGTCTCGTTCCGGCTGACCTGCATCTTGTCCGGCAAAAGGGGATATAACCCAGTAATTTCGCCATGTCCGTTTCTCAGTATCTGTGAATAGCTGTTCCCCCATAGCAAAAGATGCGTCATCATGGTCTCCCTGAAAATGAACGAGGTCATTTCCGGATTCGGTGCATCGTGCAGGAGAAAGTACAAAGGATGTCTTGTATCCCGCTTTTTACCTTCATCGACATAGCGATAAAGGTGCAAGGGCAAGCTTGCAACGGTCTCAGCGATGACTCTGACACAAGCGTAAACCGCCGCCGATTGCATGGCGTTTTTCTCCGTCACCTGTTTGCCGGAAAAGGACGGAGCAAAGAAAAATCGGAATACTGACGGTTTTGTCAGCTCCGGCTTGTCTCGGCTTTTGAATAGATTTTTTAGAAGTCCCAGAGGACATCACCTCCTTGCATTTTTCTAAAAGAGTAGCAACCCTCGCTCGTCATAAACAGAGCCGGAGTCACTCCCTTGATTTCTGATTGCCCGATCAAGGGCCATGATAAGCGCTACCGCTCCGTCAATTCGCTCGGTTGATTTTTCCTTGTCCGGCTTGATGTTTCCAGCCGGGTCAGTGCGAACAAAAATATTATCAACGCACCAGCGAAGAACAGGATGCCCGCCGTGTGCGAGTTTTTCTTCCAAGACCAGCTTCATCAACTCTTTAGTCGGAGGACTCATGTCCTTGTATCCTTGCCCGAAGGGAACTACGGTAAAGCCCATGTCTTCCAAGTTCTGGCTCATTTGCACCGCACCCCAGCGATCAAAGGCGATTTCACGAATGTTGTATTTCATGCCTAAGTCTTCAATAAACTTCTCAATAAAACCGTAATGCACAACATTGCCTTCAGTCGTAAGAAGAAAGCCTTCTTTTTTCCAGACATCATACGGCACATGGTCTCGGCTTACCCTAAGCGGCACATTCTCTTCCGGTATCCAAAAATACGGAAGGACAAAATAAGGCTCCTCATCTGTTTCCGGAGGAAAGACCAGGACAAAGGCGGTCAAGTCGGTCGTGCTTGAAAGGTCAAGCCCGGCGTAGCAAACACGGCCGAGAAGCTCTGTTTGCTGGCCGGGAAGCTGCAGGCATCCCACTTTTCCATCGGCATCCAACGGACAGACTGCTTCACCCATTGATTGAGCCTTAACTGCCTGAAGATATTCTCCTCAGCAGGGTTTTGCTTGGCGCTGTTGCAGGCAAGTCGAAGTTTTTCAATATCAACGGTAAATACCAAGTGAAGGATTGGCCTTCTTCCAGACTTTCTCATCTGTCCAATCTTCATCCTCATCCGCTCCCGAAGATGACAGGGTAAGAAGCTCGGATCCCGCTTTCTCCCTGCAAGGATATCCTCCGCTTTTTGATGAACTTCCCAGCAGATAGAGTGCCTATCCGTTCCCGCTGTTGTGATCAGGAAGTAGAGCGGCTGCTTTCTAGCATCGCCCGAGCCTTTGGTCATAACATCGTAGAGCTGGCGGTTAGGCTGAGCATGAAGCTCATCAAAAACAACTCCGTGAACATTGAGACCGTGTTTGGTATAAGCTTCGGAGGATAAGACTTGATAAAAACTGTTTAGAGGTTTATAAATAAGCCGCTTCTGTGATATCAAAGGTTTGATTCTGGCCTTCAGCGCAGGGTTTTGTTCCACCCATCTGCACAGCGACATCAAAGACGATGGATGCCTGCTGACGGTCGGCAGCACAGCCATAAATCTCGCCTCCATATTCAAAGTCGCCGCAGGTCAGGTATAAAGCAATGGCAGCGGCAAGCTCACTCTTGCCTTGTTTTTTCGGTATCTCAACATAAGCAAAGTTAAACTGCCGATAGCCGTTAGGTTTTACGATGCCGAAGATCCGTTTCCTCGGCCGAAATGTGACAGTCATATAGGTCGGTTTTCTGCTTCAGTTCGCCATCTGTGTAAGCTGTAATGTTAAGATCTATGTCATCACCTAAGACAAGAAGCTCCAGTACTGTCGGTTCATAGCACCAGGATGCAATTCTCAACTTCTGATGATCTCCCTCATAACGATTAAATCCGTCCACCAGCACCTTTGTGTTCTCATCCTCCAACTTAAAGTCAACTGCAAGGTTAATTCTTTGCTCAGTGGTCGGTCTTACTTTTAGGGTGTAGAGTTTCCCCTGCTCATGCTCCGAAAAACTTTGTGGCCCGATAGGGGTTTGTCGGTAACGGTATCTACAATATCGGCAAAGACCAAGCTTGCCTGGGTTTCTTGTTGTTCGGGATTGCCGTGAGTGTGACTGTTTATTGTATCCCCGATATATAGGTTGCAAGGCAGTGTGGTACCGTCTACGGATATGTCAATGTCTTCGGCGAAAAAATCTGCTAAAGAGCAGACGAAGGGGAAAGCCATTTGTACGGACAGGTCCTTATCGCTGGGATTTACCATATCATAGGAGGCTGTAACCTGCCCTTCCATGGTATAGGAACGACTGCTGTCAGCGCCCAAACGAAAAGTCAGTGTTTCAGCGGCTACTTCTACCGGGCAGTTCTCATCAATCACAAGCACCTCGGAGGAGGGGGTACCCCTGCCAGAAGGTAGGCCCAGCGTTGGCGAAAACCGGCTGCGGGGCGAAACAAGACAAGAGTAAGTACAGGATAACAAGATTCTTAGCAATTTGAGCTCTGCCCAACTTATTGAACAAAAGAAGGACTGCTGAGATGAAAGGGAGAATACTCAACATGAATGTATACTCCTTCCGCTCTGGTGTCGTTAAGAGACATCCAGGGCCTTTTTGATGAGAACCTCCTTCTCAACTCGTCTCTGGAAGTCCTTCTTTTTGCCCACTTAAATATTACATTCCCTACGTCAGTACAAATGCGATATATCGTAGGTAGCAGGAAATATCGTTAATACAGCGAACATCTTATGCAGGAATGCAGTAAACACCATTTAAAAGGAACCGGAAAGGAGTCTCACCATGGGCTAATGCTTGGGTACATAGTTTTGGCGGAGCGGTAACTGTGTGCGATAGCGAAGGTAAAATTCTTTACATGAACAAGAAATCCCAATCTACGTTTGCCGGAGATGGGGGTGCGAGACTTATAGGTGGAAACGTTCTGGATTGCCATCCGGAACCGGCTCGCTCTAAATTGGCCACTATGCTCAAGACCAAGGACCGTAATTGCTATACCATCGAAAAAAACGGAGTCAAGAAACTGATTTACCAAGCTCCCTGGTAT